AATTTATGTTCTGTGTTAATTCCTGATGTAGTAACATTTTCAATTGAAGCATAATCCCCAACTAAAAATGGATTTCCTGCATTATTGTCGAAAGTTACCACAGTTGAAGTTCCTGTGGTAATACCTACAATTCTCTGCCTTGCGATTCTTTCTTTCAATACTTCACTTCCATATGGAGTAATTTGGAAAGAGTTCGTGGTGGCTACCGGATTACTACCAACCTCTACATATACAGAAGTTAGACCTGTCGATACTCTCAAATAACCGCTCTTAAGAGAGATTGGATTGCTAGTGATTGCTACACCTACAGAAGCAGTAACTCTGTTTACATTTTGTACTACTTTGATCGCCATTACTCCTGTTCCTCTGAATGACCCTGATTTTCGTCACCAAACATTGATGCTGCTACTTCTGGTCTAATAGAATCAATTTTTTCAGATGCTTTAGCAAATAAAATATTTTTAATTCTATCAGATATTTCAGATGCTGGTTGTTGAGTTGCAATCAAATCGATAAGTTCTTCCATAAAAATAATTTACAAATATAAATCTATTTATATTTTGCCACCTTTGGGTTGTTGAATAACTTGCTGTTGAGGAACTTCTTCTTGAGGAATTTCTTCTCCTTCTATCGGTTGATTCACTTCCCCTTCAACTGGTTCTTCAATAGGATTTCCCATTTCATCTACAGGTGCATTTGGATTTGGTAAAATGCCCTTTTCAATTTCATCATCAATTTGTCTATCAATTTCAATAATCTCTTCTTCTGATTGGCGAAGAATTTTCTTACGAACATATTCAGTTGAAAAATATTTCCCAATATAAGCTTCCATACTCGTAAGAGTCGTTAATCTATTAGTTAATAACTCACTTTCTTTAAGTTCCGCAAAATGATTATCGTATAAGAAATCATACTGAATATGATCGCTCATTCTTTTCCAGTCTTCTGGAGTGACAATATTTTTGAGAATTAACTGTGTGCGAAGAATATCATTAAAAAGATTCGCAAAACGCTTTCTCAATCTTCCAACAAACTTAGAAAACTTAAGTTCATCTCGAAGTATTTCAGATGATCTTCCCAAATTAAATCCATCACCAGAACCAGCAATTCTTGATTCCGGTACACCTAATGACCTGTAAAGTTTTTTCTGAAAATATTCTATGTCAGAAAGTTCTCCTAGATTTTGACCTCCAGGAAGAGTTGTAATTTCAGTTCCCCTACCGCCTTCACGACGAGGAAGCCAAAAGTCTTCAAGCATACTCATAAACTTACGATCATCCCGAACTTCTCCGGTATTCGCATCATAAACAAGTTTATTTCTATAGCGAGACATTACTTCTTTGAGATATTGCTCTGCTTTTACTTTAGGAAGATTGCCTACATCAATATAAAAGATTCTTCTTTCTGGTGCTCTCGATATTCTATAAATTACTAGAGCATCTTCAATCATTCTCAGTTGATTGAGAGGTTTAATTGCTTTATGAAGATATGAAAGAACTGTTCCTTTATTGCGATCAACTAATCCAGAAGTACAATAAGTAACAGAATCTTTAGCAATTTTTACTGAATTTTTAGAAGAAGAACTTAATGTTCCTGATGGATAATTGGACGATGGTGTATAAATAAAATATTCTTCAATTTCCGGATATAAAATATCATTACTTGAAAAGTTTGATATATTTGGACCCATATTATTATTTTTTTTCTTTTCTTGGCGAACATGCTTTATTTTCAAAGAATCAATATATCTTAATTCTTTAATTCCTTCTTCTGGTTTTTTTGTATCGATGACTTTAAGATAAAATAATCTTCCATCAACATACCAATTTCTAAAAATTTCGTAACATTTTTTATCAAAGTCCATAATTTCCTTGATAAACTTAAACTCTTCCCTGATTATTTTTTTAAGTTTATCACTAGCGTTCAAGTTTGATAACTCAATTTCTATAGGAGAATCATATAGGTCACTTACAATAGCTTCATTAACAACATCTTCTACGGCACCATCACACTCAGCATGAAGTGCCATTTCACGATATCTGCGAACTAAATCGTATTCTGTTCTATAGACTCCTTCGAGATCTATAGTTTGACCATAAAATCCGCTCTGAATATAGTAATCAACCCCGTCCTCATTATTTGGAGGAACGGGGGATACTATAGACTTTGATTTTTTATCATCATCTTCAATCGAAAAACCAAAAAGTTTTGCCATTTTATAAAATAAACTTTTCTTTATTATGTATTATTTAGTTGATGTTTTCACCACCAGCAGCAGGAGAATTACCTTTAACTGCTTCCCACCAAAGAATTTGCATTTCCACAGTAAATTCTTGAATGGAATCAGTTTCGTATGCAAGATTAATTGCACTAATATTAGTTGGGAAAATATCGTAGAAATGATATGCTCTTAATGCTGAACCATCTCTATCTAACTGATAAACGAATGCATCTGCCTGATAAAGTGCTGGGTTAGTAGTACCAGTATTGTCAGAAACACGATTAATAGCATTCATCCACTTCTCAAAAGCAGAACGAATTGAAAAATCAGTATCATTAATAATAGTGATAGTCCAAGTTTCAAAAGTACGATCTCCCGCAACTTTTAATGTTCTACCTCTAAAAGCTACATCCAAAGGATTTATAGTAGATCCGGGAAGAGCTGCTGCCTTAACTAAAAATCTTGATTTATCAAGAACATTAGCATCTGCTGGGGCGATATCTGGGAAAGATAAAACTACCTCAAAAAGATTACTTCTAGCGCCACCACCAGATAACTTACTTTTAAAGTCAGTAATCTTTCTTAAGGGAGGTGGATTGAGTTGATTTCTGGTTGCCATAATTGATTAACCTCTGTTACTTAAAAGTTTCCGATTACTTCTTCAAAATCAACACCAGTCTTGGTGGCAATAAAGGTAAGACCGATGAAGTTAATCGATCTCGCAGGTTTGATATAGACATCTGCTCTGAATTCATTTGCATCAATTACAGCAGCAGTGTTATTAGTTTCATCACATATTACAACATAATCAAAGATACCTCTTTTTGCCTGAATATCTCTCAGGAAAGGTTCAATAGTATTTACAAAGTTTGTTCTTGTAATCTCATCATTAAACTCAAATAAAACATCTTTAGCGGCACGAGAAATTGCATCTTCAACAAAAACAAATAGTCTACGAACATTAATTCTATCAAATGCTGATGATCTAGCAAGACCTGTCTTATCCCCAAAAAGAATAATGCCTGCTCCTGGTGAGAAAACAACTGGATTAATTCTACTCGAATAAAGTCGATCTCTCTGAGATTTATTGGGAGTATATGCAAGTTTTACTGCATTTAGAATCGCACCTCTAGTAGTTCCCGCAGGAGAATACCAAGGAAAGTTGTTGATATCATTTCTAGCACACAATCCAGCAATATCACCATTTAATGGTACATATCTAAAAGTATCTGCAAATCTATCGTACATATACTTATAACCAGAATCAAAGACTGCATAAGATGAAGATGCAACAGAAGAGAAGAAACTTAAAACATTCGTCGTAACTACTTCTGCCGAATTTACAGTAACATCTGTGTCTATCGATGTATCTGTGAGAGCAGAACCTCTATATGGAGAAATAAATGCAATTGCGTCTTTTCTTAGTTCTGCAACTGAAATAAGTTTATTTGCGATACTTTGTGCAGTCTCCTTAGAGTATCCTGCGGAACCCATTAGCAGAAAATCTACTTTTACATTCTCAGTATTTGCAAATAAATCGTATCCACTACGTAGTTCTCCTAGAGTTGATGTTAATGAACCATTATCACTTAATGATGTTCCTCCATCATAGTTCAGTCCTCCAGATAATGTATAAGTATTAGAACCTGCTGCAGCAAATATAATATTTTCTGCGGGTTGATCCCATCCATTATCAGTAGTTAGATCAAATTGACCTGCATCAAATCCAGTTGTAGTGATTCCGACAGGAGCACCACCTGCAAAAATATTTGGAGATCCTTTGGCAATGTATTTTCTCCAATAAGAAGTGCTTCCTGCTGAGAACTCAGCATCAGTTGCTTTAGAGAGACCTATATGTTTCTCTAAGATTGTTCCAGCATTTCCTGTAATATTTCCGAGATCATCAATTACTACGACATGAATTTCATCAAATCTAGATCCTCTTGGTCCCGCAAAAGATGAAGTTCCGGGTCTAGGTGCGATATTATTCCAAGAAATAGAAAAACCTGTAAGAGTAATTGATTGACTATCGAACCAATCAGTCTCTGATGAATATGTGGTGGATCCAATAGATACCCCAGTATTGTCAACTAAATCTAATGAACCTGTTTCAGTAAAGCTATAGGTTCCATCTGGCTGATAATCTACAAGAGTTTCTTCTCCATCGCTAGATACACGACTTAGAATTTTAACATAGACTTGATTGCCATCAATTTCTGTAATAATACCTTTTAGGAATGATCCATCGAGAGAAACAGAAGTTCCTGATAGTGAATCTACTTTTCCTGTTAGTGATTGAGTTACTCCGTATCCAACTGCAATAGTAGTATTAATTCCTACAGTTGAAACTCCACTAATAATTTGATCTGCTTTAGAGTCAATAATAGCAACTTTAATACCATTTCCCCAAGATCCTGGATTTTTTGCCGCAAATACCACTCCTGGAATTGTATTTTCGTCGTAACCAAGTTCTTCGTAGTGATCTAAACTCTTAATCTTAATGCTTGTGGCAGATCCTACAAACGCATTTTTGATTTGAGTGTCATCTGCTCTAATTACTCTCAATGACCCCCCATATGCTAAGTATGAAGAAGCAGTCAACCAATGTTCGTAGTGCTTATCTGTAGAGTATGGTTCTCCAAAAGATGATAGTAGGTCATTTTCATTTTCCACTAAAACTGGAGAATCAACAGGACCCTTAGAAAAGGGTGCTACAATTCCTCCGATTTTATTAGAAGATGGTTGAACGCTACCAATGGTCAGATCAACTTCCCTTACTACAATTCCAGGAGATGCTAAATTTAGCGGCATCTTTATTCTCCGTCTATCCAGAATTATCTAAAAGTATTTATAATTTCCTACCTTTCTATAAAATTATCTATAATCCCACATATAGGAACGATCACCATATTCATCGACATTCCATATTTCTAAAGTCTCCATTTTATTATCAGATCCAGCAAGCATCCATCTATCTCCAGTATTGTTATCAACAATCGCAGCATCGAAATCATTTAGTCCGTCGTCAATAAATCCAAAAGGAGACATATCTTGATCTATTTGATTTTTTTGTTCTTCATAAATTCTTTTACGAATATCATTATTCGTCATCTCCTTAAAATAATCTTGAGCAACTAACCAAGCAAAAATTACTAAGCACATCGACAAATCATCATTACATCCTTCTTCTGCAGAAAAAGAATTATGTTTTTGAATAAATGTAGTCATCTCTGAAATGATATCATAATCATTTACCAATAACTTATCATCTTCAATTAATAATTTTAGATTAGAACATCCTAACTTTTTGACTGAGGCAGTCATACGAACGCCAAGTTGAGATCTTTTCCCACTAAATCCAGATCCAACAACTTGTCCGGCTCTACCTTTCATAGAACACATT